GCGTTCTGACCAAATCCAGATGGATTTCTAAGGGCATCAGGAGAGGTAATTATGACAAAACGTAGTAAGAAATACCAGGAAAAAGAAGAGATTCGACATCCTGATTCACCTGAGGGATTAGTGGTAGCCGCAGCAAATAACAGGGCGTTCGCAGAGCGCCTTGTTGGTGTTTACAGACTAGCCAAAGCAGGAGTGAAACATGGGCGTCGTTAAGTTAGCAGACTACAGACCGTTAGAACCGGTCGTGGAGCGTAATGTGGCAGATCTC